ATCGCTTTCATCGCGTTGGGGCTCTTCTTTGGAACGGCCTTTTCAGCAAGGTGAGCAATCGCCTTTACGCTGAAGGGATCCGACCGAAGCACGGGCCCGGTGCCACCGCTGACAAGCTTCGCGGAAACGCGAAGTGGAACGTCAAGCAGTGGACGTCGAGGTTGGAGGAACAGTTTCCTCACTGGGAACTGCTTATTCCATCCGAGTCCTTTCTTTCGAGGACAGACGACGTGACTATCCTGTCGCCTGGAGCTGAGATGCCCGTGAGGGTTATCACGGTTCCTAAGACGTTGAAGACTCCACGAATCATCGCGGTAGAACCTACCTGCATGCAGTTTGTGCAGCAGGGTATTCTCCGTCTGATGGTGGAAGAGATCGCGAGGGATGACAACTCTCGTGATTTTGTCATGTTCGAATCTCAGGTGCCTAATCAGCACCTGGCTAGAGAGGGATCCATTACTGGATCCCTCGCCACGCTAGATCTTAGCGAGGCTTCGGACAGGGTCTCCAATCAGCATGTACGTGCCCTGCTACGCAACTTTCCTATCCTTCGGGACGGGGTAGAAGCATGTAGGTCACGGAAGGCTGACGTTCCGGGCCATGGTGTTATTCGCCTGGCCAAGTTCGCGTCAATGGGCTCTGCGCTCTGCTTCCCAATGGAGTCACTGGTCTTTATGACTGTGATCTTTTGCGGGATCGAGGAGCAGCAAAACCGACCGCTCACCCCGGAGGATATCAATCGCTTCCGGGGCAAGGTGCGCGTCTATGGGGATGACATTATTGTCCCCACAGAATTCGTGCATTCGACAATCCGGGCACTCGAGACCTTTGGGTTTCGGGTGGGAATCGACAAGAGTTTCTGGACGGGAAAGTTCAGAGAGTCTTGCGGTGCCGAATACTACGACGGGCATGATGTGTCAATTGTGCGCGTTCGTGAGTTCCTCCCTGAGAGTCGACAGGACGTTGATGCGGTTGTCTCCACGGTGGCGCTTCGCAACCTCTTGTTTGACAAGGGTTGGCAGGCGGCCGTGGATCGATTGGATAGACTGATGGAAGAGGTCATACCTTTCCCGGAAGTCGAACCAACATCACCGCTGTTAGGACGGTGGAGTTACGGACCTGTGAAGGCCCAACGCTCTCACCCTACACTATTCCATCCTCTAGTCAAGGGTGTGGTAGTGCAGTCCATGCTTCCAGTTTCCAAGCTGGATGACTATGGAGCCCTTCTGAAGTGGTTCTTGAAGGACGGGGAACACCCGTTCGAAGACAAGGATCATCTCCAACGTGCTGGGCGTCCTGTGTCCGCTCGCATCAAGACCAGGTGGGCCCGCCCCTATTAAGGGGAGGGTTGGCGGTTAAAGCTACGGCTGGCTAGTCCGTTCGAG